AGGGCGCCGGCGGGTTCGGTGACGTTGTCGAAGCCCCACAGGCCGGTGGCGGCGATGTCGCGCTGGTGGGTGCTGCCCACGTCGAACGCGGCCGCCGAGGACAGGTCGATCTCGATCCGGTCGTACGGGGGGCCGTTGTTGACCGGCTCGAGGAAGTAGTCCGCCGGGTCGATGGTGACGCCGCCGGCGACCAGCGCGGTGAGGGAGATGGCCTCGTGCTCGTCGAGCCACACCCGCCACGACGACGAACCCTGAAGGTCGGGCCAGTCGAAGTACTTGGTGCCCAGCCACGGGACGAAGTCACGGTGGAGGCACCCACGCACCATGCGGGTCGCCGTGCCGCACGCACGGTCGACCTGCGCGTCACGGCGCGCGGTCTGCTTGATGTCCAGGGCGGCCTTGACGGTCTCCCTGTTGACGTACCAAACCATTCCCTCGGCTGCTTTCTGCGAGTCTCCGGTTCGTATTCAGTTGTGGTCTCGCCGGGCCGGTCTCCCGGTCCTGGCCGGGCCCATTGCCCGGCGAGACGTCAGCGGCGGTCCCACCAAGCGATGAGTTCGGTCTTGGTGCGCTCCGCGGGGTCGCCCAACTCGTCGGCCGGCCAGCCGTTCGCGGTCACGAACTGGACCCATTCCGGCTTAGCCGCATACGCCTTCGGCGTCTCTAGGCCACTGCCACCCGTCGAAACGGCAGTGGAGGACCCCTCCGGGTCCGGGTTCGAGGGGCTGCCCGTCGTTGGGGCAGGCGGTTGGGGGCTCGACCCGCTGCTCGGCGTACTCGTCTGCGGCGGTTCGGTAGATGTCGGCGAGCTGCTGCCATCCCATGACCCGTCAACCTTCCGTTCGAGGTCGGCGACGCGGGCCTCGAGGTCGCGGACTTTCCCCATCAGAAAGTCTTCCTCCCACGACATGCGGCTTCTCCTCTCGGCCGATGTGGTCCGGTGAGCCGCAGCCTGGGCATACGGCACCGGGGCCAGGCGGGTACCTGGTCTCGCAGCGCACGCACACCCAGACCACGGCGATCCCCCTACGCGTTCGGGTCGACGAGCAGGTCAGGCCGGCGGCCGTACCGCAGCCCGTAGGGGACGTAGAAGTAGCAGCCGGGGCGGGTGCCGCCCGTGCCCGGGTCGGCCTGGATCACGAACACCCACTCGTACCCGTTGGCCAGGTCCAGGTCCGTCACGGACACTTCGGCGACCACCAGCAGCTGGGTGGCCGCGTATGTGGCACCGGTCAGCGAGATCTCCGACGCCGCGGACTGCGTGACCCGCGTCCACGTCTCGTCGGCGTCCAGCGTGGTCTCGGACTTCACGAACCACTGCGTGACGACGTCGAGGTCCTTGGTGTTCCCGGAGGTGGCGGCGTCGGCCTGCTGAATGTCGGGGACGAACGTGTCGGTACCGGCCGACACGGCGCCCATGTAGCCGACGATCGCGCAGCCCCGGTAGTTCTTCAGGTGCAGCCGCACACCGGTCTGCGCGCCGCCGGCGAGGTCGGCGACCGGGACGACACCGGGAACGATGTCGAAGTCCTTGCCGAACCCGTGGATGGTCATTGTCGTTTCCTTCCGTCTCGACGGATCAGGTCAGCTGGCGTCGATGCCAACGAAGGGGGACAGGGTGTCGCCGTGCAGCGGGGTCAGCGCGGACTGCACCCACGGCTGCCCGTCGACCCGCTCGATCAGGCGAAGCTCGACCTCGTCGTTCATGAACCGGGAGTGCTCGGAGAAGTCCAGCGACACCGCCTGCCGGTCGCCGACCAGGTAGTACGACAGGTCGACGAACATGATGTCGTCGGCCGAGCCGAGCGCCGGGACCTTCTCCGTGACGATCATCGGGCGGCCCAGGATCGTCGGCATCGGGTTGTCGGAGATGTTCACGACACCCAGCGGGTAGCCGCCCGTGCCGGTCGACAGCGAGAACAGCTTCGGCAGCAGCGTCTGGTTCACCAGCCACACCGCCGAGCCGAGCGAGCTGGGCAGCATCCGGGCGTACATGCCGGAGATGTCGTCGATGGTGATGGCGTTCGCGCCGGCGCGCGCCGCGGAGATCTTCGCGCCGCCGTTGCGGAGCCCGAGAGGCTGGCCCGCCCCGGTGCCGTTGATGAACGCGTTGTCCTCGAAGAACGCCAGGCCGCGGGGCGCGTTGGTCTGCAGCCACGTCGACAGGGCGGACGCGTCGTTCCACAGCTCGTTCGGGACGCGGGCGCCGCCGACGAGCTTGTTGGCCTCCAGCTTGACGTTCCCGAACCGGGCCTCGGTCGGGGTGATCGACGCGGACTCCCCGATCCAATAGAAGATCATGCCGCCGAACACCGACCCCGAGTGGGTGGTCTCGTCGACGAAGGGGATCTTGGTGGTCAGGCTGGACATGGTGATGACGGTGGCGCGGGACCGGACGATCGACTGCTCCAGCGCGATCTGCAGCAACTCCGACCGGGTCTCCTCCGGCACCAGGAACCCGCCGGTGCTCGGGTCCGTCTCCGAGTAGGAGTTCGTGATCTCCTGCACCTTCGCGAACGCGTCGGCGTTCCGCAGGTTCCGGCCGAGCCGATACTGCTGCACGTCGATCGCGAGACTGCCCAGGTCGTACAGCCCGTCGAGTTGCGCGGTCGGCAGCTTCGAGTTGTAGGCGGCGTTCCGCACCGCCCCCGTACCCCGCGCCCCAGGCGTGCCGGTCCACCGCAAGTCCAGCTTGCTGGTGCCCTTCGGCCGGTTGTTCTTCGCGAACTCGGTGAACACCGCGTCCACCTGGTCGCGGATCTGCCCGTCGAGGTCCTTGCCGACCTTCGACTCGGCCAGCTTGTTCGCGTAGCCGTTGACGAAGGCGTTGAACTCGCCCGCCTTCAGCAGCTCGCCGACCTTCTTCTCATCGCGCAGCGCCTCCTGGAACTCCGCGACGGTCTCAGGCAGTGCCATGGTCATGATCCGGCCTCCTTAAAGGCACGTGCGATAGCCGCGGGATCGAGGCTGAATCGCGATCCGTCGTTGTTGCCCACCGGGTCGTGGTGGTGGTCTTCGCTGCCGCCGCCGTCGGAAAGGTGCGCCCGCAGGTGCGCCTCCACGCCGTCCTTGTCGTCGATGTCGGCGCCCGACAGCCGCGCCAGCCCGTTCCGGCACGCCGACAAATTGGCGGGGCCGCCCTTGGTGCGGTGGTGCGGGAACTTGTACGACGACTTGTTCGCCGGGTCACCCGACGGGTCCGACCAGGCGTGGCAGTACTTCAACGTGGCCGGGTCGTTCGGCATGTTTCGCTCGGCGCCGGGCCCGTCCCACGAGGAGTTCTCCGTGCCGGTGTGGTGCACCGCCGACGCCTTCGCCTCGACCCGGCGGAACAGCTCCTGCAACGCCCGGTTACTGATCACCGGGACGTGGTTCAGCATGTCGGGGCGCCACACCGCCGCCATCGGCTCGAGGTCGGCGTCGTCGCCGAGCAGCCCGTCCGCGAGGCCCGCGTCCACGGCCTCCTGCGCCAGATACAAGGTGGTGGTCTGCATGCGTTGCCGCCAGTCGGCAACATCGCCGCCGGCCCGGTTGGCGTAGATGTTCGCGATGTTGTCGGACTGCTTGGTGAGCAGCCCGGCCATCTCGGTCATGTCGGCGGCGTTGCCGATGCACGCGCCGTGCGCGTCGTGGATCAGCATCTGCGAGCCGTGCGCCATGTCGATCCGGTCACCGGCCATCGCGATCACGGAGGCGATGGACGCGGCGATGGAGTCGACGACGACGTGGACGTTGGCGGGGTGCTGCCGCAGCGCGTTGTAGATCGCGATCCCGTCGAACACGATCCCGCCGGGGCTGTTGATGTGCAGCTCAATCTGAGGGGTGCTGATGGCGCGCAGGTCGTTGACGAACTCGTTGGCGGACAACCCGAAAAAGTCGCCGATCTCGTCATAGATGTTGATCACGGTGCGGTCTTGGGCTGCGTTCCGGACCTGATACCAGGGTTTGCCGTGGGTGGCCTGCGCCAGGTTCTGCGCCTGCAGCGCCATCCGCATCCGCTGCTCGTCCATCACTCGCCGCCCTTCCTTCGTTTGACCACGCGGCAGCGGCAGTTCCCGCGGCCGAGGCAGTGCACGTAGCCCTCACCGCCCGGGTAGTCGGCGTAGGCGTCGCCGCGGTTGCGGTACAGCTGGCCGTCGTTGTCCTTGCAGGGCTGGCAGGACTCGTCGTCGTCCTCGCACACCGCGACCCACCGCATGGCGTTCTCGGGGGCGGGGTTGTCCGCCTGGCCCCGCTGCTCAGGGGGTCGCGGCAGGGCCAGGCGGGGCGTGTCGTCGGCCATCGGGAGCCGCACCAGCGCCACCGGCTCTATGGCGGGAGGGGCGGGTTCGGGAGCGGCCGGGGCACCGCCGTACTCGATCTCCGGCAGCCCCACCGCGGACAGCACCCCGTCCGCCTGCCACCCGGCCGTCACCAGCTTGGACGCGGCATCCGCCCGGGCGGTCAGCAGCTGCGCCTCCAACTCCTGGTCGTCCGGTACCGGGTTGTCGTAGTCGAGTTCGATGCCGTACCGGGAGTTGTCGGGGAACAGCGGCAGGAACTCCCCGTTCAGCTTCGTCTTCCACCGCTTCAGCCGCGGCAGAACCTCCCACCGGCCGAACGTGATCTCCGCGGCCTGCGCGTTCGCCCGGTTCACGTCGTCGGCCAAACCGAGCATGTGTTTATGGGCGCGGAACGCCTCCCGGATCACCTCACGGGAAACGTTCCGCAGCTCCGCGAACTGCATGTCCTTCATGGAGACGTTGCGGTCCCGCCACTTGCCCTTCTCCAAGATCGCGACCCGGTGGGCGCGGGACACGCCGCGGTGCTGCTCGTTCCACCGCTCCCGCAGCTTGCGGAACTCGACGTCGTCTAGCTCCTCGTCGACCTCGATGACGCCGCCCGGCTCCGCCGAGTTGAGGAAGAAATTGCGGTTCCACTCGGCTGCGTACTGCACCGACTGCAGGTCCGCCAAGATGGCCTGCACGGCGCCGAGACCGCGGTAGGGGTCCCACGGGCAGGGCTGCTTGATGCGGATGACCTCGTCGACGTCGAGGGGGACCTTCTCACCGTCCGGGCTGTAGTACACGTACCCGGAGATGAACTCCTCCGGGTCCGTGACCGGCTGCAGTTTGTCCGGGCGTACCGGCCACAGCTCGATCGGGATGTTGAACGTGCCGTCACGGACGACCACGACGACGCCCTCACCGATCAGGTCGATGTGCTGCTGCACCGTCTCCACCAGCTCCTCGGAGCTGTAGAAGTCGTTGGGCTTGTGCAGCACGGACAGCGCCGGGTGCCGGGTGATCTCTCTGCGGTCCTCGTCGCGGCCGGACGCGGCCCTGGCCCACAGATGCCAGTCGACCTGAGCGGTCGCGGACGCGTACCGGTCAACGATCGCGAACAGGGTTCCGACGCCGCCCATGGCGCGCATCTGGGCGTCGGCGTCGTTTCGGCCACCGAGCCGTGACATGAGGGACTGGCGGCGGGGGGCGTACGGCACGGGTGCCTTGTTGGTGAAGGCGGTCGCGATCTCTGCGACCAGGGACCTCACCTCTCACCGGCCAAGAAGTCGAGCAGCAGCAGCGACACGCCGGCGGCTGCGATCCCGGCCGGGGCCGCCACTTCGTACAGGGCGTAGTCGATGGCGCCGAGGCCGGCGAGGTGGAGGGTTACCCGGCGGACAGCGTCCCAACGGGGCAGCAGCCGGGCGGCGAGCCGGGCCGCCTTCACAAGCAGCGG